CTGTATTTTATCCTATACCTTCAAATACGCTAAGAGGGCAAGGTTGCCCAACTTGCGGTCAGAAAAGTTCGGCAGACCTAAGGAGATTGACACACGAAGAGTTTAAAACAAGAGTGAAAGATGTTTTACCAAATATAACAATATTAGGTGAATATAAAACAAGGAACGAAAAGATTTTAGTCGTCTGCCAAAAGGATGGTTATTCGTGGGAAGTTAAAGGTGGTCATTTAATCGACGGTCACGGTTGCCCTAAATGTAAATCTAGCAATGGCGAAAAGTTGACAGAGAATTACTTGAAAGAAAAATGTATAGATTATGAAATTCAATACAAATTCAAAGGATGCAAACACAAAAGAGAGTTACCTTTTGATTTCTATTTACCTAAAGAAAATACCGTAATCGAGTACGACGGTGTACAACATTTTAAACCCATTGATTTTTTTGGTGGGGTAGAAGGATTTGAACGCAGAAAAAAATCAGATATAACAAAGAACGATTACTGTAGTAAAAATAACATAAAAATAATACGAATTCCTTATACAGTTGTCGATATACATGAGTATTTAGATGAGAAATTAAAATAAAATAACACTTGAAAGGAGGTGAAACAATGAAGTGGTGGAACTGGACAAAACGACTTTTTAAAAATGAAACGGTAGGATTAAACGACACTAAGCTTTTAGAATGGCTAGGATTAGACTCTAATACGTCTAATGACAAACTTTCAGAAGCTACTTATTTTGCTTGTTTAAAAATCATGGCTGAAAGCATAGGTAAAATGCCTTTACACATGATGAAAAAAACAGATAAGGGTATTGTTTCGAGTGACAAGGGCGAATTGTACAACCTGTTGAAACTTAGACCTAATCCATATATGACAAGTAGCACGTTTTGGTCAACAGTCGAAATGAATAGAAACCACTATGGCAATGCTTACGTGTGGAAGAGGTATAAAGGTCCAGAGGTAAAGGATTTGTGGTTGATGCCTAGTGCCGATGTATCAATCATCATTGACGACAAAGGTATATTAGGCACCACTGACAAAGTTTGGTACAAATACATGGATAAACGAACGGGTAAACAATACACCTTTAACCATGACGAAGTATTACACTTTAAAACATCTATGACATTCGACGGTATAACCGGAATACCCGTGAGGGAAGTATTAAAACACGCAGTCGATGGAGCACTCGAAAGCCAGAAATTCATGAATAACCTTTATAAAACCGGATTGACTGGAAAGGCCGTACTTGAATATACGGGAGAATTAGATGCCACAGCAAAAGCGAGGTTAGTAAAAGGTTTCGAAGAATTTTCAAATGGATCTAAAAATGCAGGGAAGATTATTCCAGTGCCGTTAGGAATGAAATTAGTACCACTCGATATTAAATTAACTGATAGCCAGTTTTTCGAGCTCAAAAAATACACAGCTTTACAAATTGCAGCGGCGTTTGGAATTAAGCCTAATCAAATAAACGATTATGAAAAGTCAAGTTACGCTTCAGCTGAAGCTCAGAACTTGGCTTTTTATGTTGATACGTTACTTTATCCGTTGAAACATTATGAAGAAGAGATAAGTTATAAAATACTTTCAAGCAAAATGTTGAAAGATGGTCATTTTTTTAGGTTTAACGTCAATGTGATACTCCGAGCCGACGTTAAGAGTCAAATGGAAAGTTTATCAACTGCCGTCCAGAACGGCATCTACACACCTAACGAAGCGAGACGTTATCTTGATATGCCAGTAGATGAATTTGGAAGTCAGTTAATGGCAAATGGTAACTTTATACCTTTGCGTATGTTAGGCGATAATTACGGAGCAAGAGAACAAGAGCCGAAAGGGGGTGACAAATAAATGAAACGGTTTTGGAATTTTATTAAAAATAAAGCAACTGAAATTGAACCCGAGAAAATTGAGTTGCGCATCGAGGGCGAAATTGTGGATGATAGCGACATTTGGATGTATGAATGGTTCGGAGAGTTGGCAACTGCACCAAACGACTTCAAAGATCAACTAAAAGAGTTTAAGAACAAAGACATAACCGTATGGGTTGATAGTATTGGCGGTTCCGTATTCGCGGCGGCGAGCATCTATAACGCGTTAAAAGAACATGACGGTAAAATCACTGTTAAAATCGACAAAGCGTTTAGTGCCGCATCTGTTATTGCAATGGCTGGTGATGATGTTCTGATGTCGCCCACAGCATTACTGATGATCCATAATCCAATGACGGGCGCTAGTGGTGATATGCACGTTATGCGTAAGGTCGCCGATGTATTAGACACTGTAAAAGAGTCTATTATTAACGCTTACGTTACAAAAACAGGACAAACAAAGGAATATATATCCAATATGATGGATCAAGAGAGTTGGATGAGTGCAAACGTCGCGGTTAAAGAAGGTTTCGCAAACGGTTTACTCTATCAAGATGAACCGATAAAGGTTGAAAACTTGCAAGAATTTTCTTTCAATCGTCTACAAATTGCGAATAGTACAACTAAATCAATTGAAAAAGTCGTCGCATCTTACAAAAAAGTTGATGATGATTTAAAAGATCAATTAGAAACTGAAAAAGAAAAGTTATTACTTGAATTAGATTTAATCTAGTTCTTTTTTTGTACCCAAAAAAATAATAGGAGTGATTATCAATGAATAAAGAATTACGAGAAATGTTAGAAGCAATCAGTAACAAGAAGGTGGAAGCTAAGAAACTTTTGCTAGAAAATAAATTAGACGAAGCGAAAGTTGCTAAAGATGAAATGACAGCTCTTCAAAATAAATTTGATATTGCGAAGGATTTATTTGAGGAAGAGAAAGAAGAAATTGCTAATAAAGAAGAAAAAGCTCCAAAAGCTAATGAGATCAAAGAATTTATTAATGCAGCTCGTTCTAAGTTTAAAAATGCTATGAGTGAAGGATCTAACGCTGATGGCGGTTACACTGTACCGCAAGACATTCAGACAGCTATCAATGAATTACGTGAAAGTAAAGACGCATTACAAAACTTAGTTACCGTTGAAGGTGTATCAACTTTAAGTGGTAGCCGAGTATTTAAAGCGCGTTCACAGCAAACTGGTTTTGCTGAGGTTGCTGAAAATGGAACGATCACTGAAAAGTCAACTCCACAGTTTACTAACTTACCTTACGCGGTATTAAAGTACGCTGGATTTATGAAGGTGACAAACGAGCTACTCGCTGATAGTGATGCAGCTATTCAGACAACTCTAGTTCGTTGGGTTGGCGATGAGTCGCGTGTTACTCGTAACAAATTAATCTTAACTGAGCTAGACAAGAAAGCCAAGACGGCTATCGCCACTACAGACGACATTAAGGATGTAATGAATGTTCAATTAGATCCTTCATTCCTTAGTTCGACTGCTGTAGTTACGAACCAAGACGGTTTCAACTGGTTAGATAAATTAAAAGACATCGACGGCAACTACTTGCTTCAAATGTCTATTAATTCCCCTAGTGGAAAACAGTTATTTGGTAAGCCGGTACAAATTATGTCTAATAAAGATTTACCGAGTATAGTTGATGCCGTTAACGGTAACAGAGCACCTATCATCATTGGTGATTTAAAAGAAGCTATCGTTGTATTTGATCGTCAAACGACTGATATTAAAGCAAGCGATGTAGCATCTGACGCTTACTTAACAGACGTAACTTTATTCCGTGCTATTGAACGTTTGGTTGTTAAGACGCGTGATGCAGAAGCGTTTGTATATGGTGAGGTAACTTTACCACTATAAGACTATGAGGGGTTAAATCCCCTCTATGTTTTTTGTAAAGGGGTGAGAATGTGAAGGTTAAAGCAAAAATAGATTGCGTTGGTGTAGGTTATGAATTTAAAAAAGGCGAAGTTAAGGAAATTAAAAATAATGAAACGCTTAAAAAGCTACTAAATATCGGATATGTGGAAGAAATTAAGGTATCGAAGGTGAAGAAATGATAGTTACTCTAGAAGAAGTAAAAGAATGGCTTAGAGTTGACGGCACCGACGATGATTTGACGATAAGTCTACTCATAAACGTATCTGAAGAGTATTTAAAAAATGCTACAGGCCATATTTTCGATGAAACGAACGAAGAAGCGAAGCTTTTATGCTTAGTTTTTATCGTGGATATGTATGAAAAAAGAA